CTGTATGAAAGAGTGACTACGAAATTATATAGCATTTCTTCAAAAATTGCAAATCGTTATCTTAGTAAAATATTGTAAGCTCGATGTTTAACAAAAAAAGACTACTCTCTGGTGTGGAGAGTAGCTATCTACATAATTCACTATAAACCTTTTTTGTGTTCAAAAACTTTGAAACAGTATCCAGAACTTTATCTTTTTTCTCAAATAATCTTTTAAAATCAAATATTGTTAATCCTGTAATTTCTTCCGTATCAAAATCCTTAAATATGACCAGATGATCTATATCTTCTTCTCCATAAGAATTAGAAGAAGTCCTGAAATTAACGTATAATATATCATATTTACTATCATACGTAATATTATTTATGATATATTTCATTTTCAGGCCCTCCTTTTATCTTTTTAGTAGTATATGCTGTGATTGTAGTATTTGTGTACTCATCAACACATTCAGTGACAACCTTTGTATATGCATGCTTTCCTGTTTGAAGAGTTTTTGCTTTATAATAATCTTCTCTATTAGCATGCTCAGGATTTTGATAAATATAATCCGGAGAGTTTAATGTTGATTCTATGATACTTGGTGTAATTTCTGTATGTCCATGAGGTTGTATGTGTCCATAGTAATTACTTGACGATACGGTAATCGTTTTACCTCTTGGGTCTTTTGTAGATAACGGCAATTTTCCCATAACGGCACGCTACTCTTTAAGATGAGGATTTCTGACATTTATTTTTCCGTTTTCATTCTCATATAGCTCTACTGATTGAGCTAATAATGAACTTAGCACTTTCAATAATTGTGGACTTATTCTTACCCTAACTCCTTTTTCTAACTCCGTTTTCCCACCTTCCATCATAATTTCCTTTCCGAATTCCATCACGCACTCAAACATAGAAGTGTTAACACTAATATTGTTTGCATAATAATCGATAATTTCTATTTTCTTATTCTCATCCATCTTTCCCACTCCTTTTCTGTATCTTCATTATACAACAAATATTGATATTTGGTATAAATTATATAAAAAAAGCCACCCATCCCCGAAGGAATGAGTGGTTATTTTCTTATTCCAGGTCTGACTTACGTACCCAGCTCATGATCTCTTTCAGCAGCACCTTATCCCCGCTGATCTGCATGACTGTGTAAGTCGTACCTTTTACAAACGCCGGAATACTCTGCCCTGTTGCATAGGTCTTTGCCGTCTTTTTAACTTTGACCTTTTTGCCGACTGCAATCACCGCAGCTGCGCCGGTCATCTGTAAATCGGATGTTTTAACCCATGACACAAGCTCTTTAATCAGCGCCTTACTGCCAGATACCTGCTGTACAGTATATGTCTTGCCTTTAACCCACGCAGGGATTGTCTGACCTGTAGCGTACTTTTTAGCACTGGACTTGATTTTGACCTTATTGCCCGCCTTAATGCCGGTTGTAGTCGGCTTACTAGTGGATGGTTTTGCTGCCTCTGCTTTCGGCAGTTTATCATGTACCAGATATCCTAAAAATTTCATGCCTTTGTACCCGTTCGGATTTCCTTTCACATATTCAAACATTGCCCCGCCGTAGTTGGACTGGCTCCATGCGATCGTGTTGGTGTCAATAAGCTCCTCGCATACTGCAACATGTCCCCACTGTCCGGACTGCCAGATCATGAGTGCACCCTCTACAGCATATTTTGAGCGTTTAAAGCCGTCTGAATAGTTATCCCACAGCTCCTGTGCGCCGTTTACTCGTGGGCTATCCAAATACTCCTCTCGCCCTAAAATCTCGCTGATACGAGCTGTAGCATAGGTAAAGCAGTTCGGCATATTCACGCCGGTTCTGCGCACTGCCCAATCCATCCAATTACTGCCTGTCAATCCGGACAGGCTTGTTCTTTTCTTAAATGTCATTTTTGTTTCCTCCTATTTTTCCATAAGGTCATCGATTCTATGATGAGCTGATTTGATACTGTTTTCCGCAACTGCCATACGTTCAACGACATTGTTGTGCTTTTCTACCTTTTTTGTAAGGTCGTCTATTTTATACTGCATGACGGCTGTCGATTTGTTGTTGATCACTACCGTTGCTATCAATGACGGTATGGCTGTGCATATGCCTCCAATCAGAGCCACAATAATTACATCCGACATGTCTTACTCCTTTGTATCCACCGCAGCTGCGACCTCAGAGGGTTTACCATTAAGGATATTGATAAACGTACTATATGCATCCTTGATATAGCGCCATGCTGCTACACCGATTGTAGCGGCAATCATAGCCACAGTGATGAGGTCATGTACCTGCTCATTGATATCTGGCACATACTGCGTGAGCAGCGTTGTGGCTGCATCTACAGCGGCAACCATCAGCATAGTGCCAAAGACCAGCACCAAAGCTTTTTTGACTCCCTGCCACAATCGCTTGGCATCAAAATGCTCCCCTGTGATATTGATGTTGTGGTACAGGCTCAGCACCACGTTGGCTGCAAAAGCCAGCAGTAAAATAGCGTAGCAGACCAGCACCATGCTGAGATCTGCCAGTAAAACAGTGTAAAGCATATCCATATTTCTTCTCCTTTCACTCTCTTGAGCAAATTAAAAGGGTGTTGACGTACACCCTTTAAAACGAGATACTTTTGATCACTTCCTTTCTCAACTCCGTAAAGCAGATAAAGCGGATTTTGCATCAAATAACTCATTGTTTAAACGGAATACTTCGCCCTTCAACTCTCTCACTTCCCTTCGCAATTGTTCAGTTTCATTTTCGTGGTTGCTCATACTATGACAAATTGACATAATTTCTTCATCGTGTTTATCCACTCGCTTTATGGTCTTTTGCACCATGTGCATGTTTAGGGAGGTTAATTGCTCATAGATGATTCCATACGTATCATCCTCTGGATGGTAATTGTATGCGCCGAATTCGCTATCGGTTATACCGTGCTTGGTCATGGCATCTTTTGTCCATTGTGCTATTAAACCGCCTTGCCGTTGACCGGGTACTGCATTAAGCTCGAAAGTGACCGGCTGCATATCCATATACATTGCTTCGTAACGATCATCGTACCCTCTTATGCTGTTTTTTAGTCGTATATCCGATGATGTATCACATCCCGCTGAGGAGTAGAGCCTGTACCAACGATTACTGGATGAACCAAGTGCCATGCCGCCATAAAGTGGTATAAATCGCCCATGTGTCCAGTTACCATTCGCGGTAGCATCCAGAGCTACGCCATTATGAGCACCCTCGTTGTTATAAATGTTAAACTGAGTTTCAGTGGCGGTTCCGTAACCAATATAGCCTTTTCGTGTACCACCATAAGAATCATATATTCCAATCCAACCACCAGTTGAATAATTCGAGCCTATCCAAGATGCCGCTTTTGCATGAAGTGAGCCGTTAACCGTCATGGCTTTAGATACAATAAAATTATTATTAGGGATTCGCGCGTTATCGCTGCTATCTGTATAAATAAGAGTTGTTGGGACTCCAGAAGAATTCAAGACTCTTAGCCCCTGACCATTAGCAGCAACAAAATTTTTGGCTTGTACACCCCCAGCAGCCCAGATATTACCTCCAGAATTTATAAATGCACTGTTTGAATACTGTGATGATCCAAAATACAATGTCCCCTCAACAACTCCATCCCCCATTTTGATTTGTCTAGATTGCAAAAATCCATCTGGATATACCTCGAAACTATTTTCACCAGAGGTATTTACTTTTAATAAAGGTAGAGTCCAGCTACTAACAAAATTGCGTTCTACATTCCCAACATCTTTATGTGCAGAATTAGGACTAATATTGAAATAGTATTTCTCGGTTACTTGACCACTTATACCTTTATATGTTGATTGCCCTTCATAGATCAACCCATCATTAAGCGTAAACTTGCCTATTTTACCGCTGGCAGCATTTATAGCAGCTGTAATACTCAGATTACCGGCTGTATCTGCGCTAAACACCTTTGTACCAGCGTTATTGCTGATGTCAAAGCCGCCGTTTTTGATATGTAATCCAGATGCATCCATTACAAATTTTGTCGTTGATAATGCTGTGCCTCCGCTGATGCCGGATGATATGGTAGTGATTAAGGATGTTGCCGTAACTTTTTGCTCTAACGTGTTGGTTTTGCTGAGAGCGGTGTTTGCATTAGATTCAGCATTTGTTATTCGGATATTGTATCCGTCAACGGTAGCTGACAGCTCTGTAGCCTTAGTAAGAGCATTACTGGCTGTACTTGTTGCTGATGTAATACGAGCATCAAATCCATTGACCGTCTGCTCCAACGTTGATGTTTTATCTGATACTGTCTTGATAGATGCATCCATATCCTCAGGGGCTGGTACCCATGTTTGAGCTTTGTCTCCTTCAACTAAGATAAGACTGTGGTACCATACGATATCCCCAACTGCCCAAGGAACGGTGGAATCAGCTGTATAAAACGTAAATTGATAATGCGCGCTTTCTAAAGCTGTGAAGGTATGCACAAACCTTTTCCACTCGGTTGTGATTTCACAATTGCGTTGTCCCCCTTGTTCACTGCCAGTACTAAGTCGTACATTTTTTGAGGATTTAATATATACTGCCCACGTATATCTTTTTCCAGGATCTAATTTACGAGGAATAACATGATAAAAGCCACCGGTTCCTGCTTGCGTACAAGTCTCCTGCATCGCCTTACCGCTGATTGCTGTAGCCTCATCAACAATTTGTACAGACCATTTGCTAGTTACATGGTTAACCGCAGCCTTATCCGGTCTTGTATTAGTGATGAGATTCCGTCCGCCTATCTCCATGTTATTGAGATTATCTATGCTAGTGGAGTGGCTTGACACCGTACTGTTAATGCCTAATACAGTCTGTGTGAGGCTGCTGTAATTGGTCTGCAAGGTTGACACATCACCTTTAGCCTGTGATACGTCAGTAATCAATGATGAGATTTTGCCTTGCTCCACAGACAACGCCGTGCTCAGCGTGCTTATGTCACCGGTTATAGTATTATACACCACAGATAGAGACTGGTTAGCTCCATCCACCAAAATATGGCTAGACTTTATCACCTCTGTACCGTCGTTAATCTCTTTTACCAATGAGGTGATGTTTATTTTATCTCCGGATATATTGGCATTATCAGCCACCATGCTATCCACGATAATTGGCCGCTGTATACCGGATGCGGTGATGCCAGTTGCATCAAACATCAGCTTCCCGGCGGCATCCCAGACATACATGTTGTAGTCTCCGGATGCATCTTTACCAATTTGTACTCTTGGCCTTGTGATATCTTTAATCTGGAGGGTCTCACCAAAGATATCTAATCGACCAGACTGTGACTTAAAGTGTATACTGCTAGCATCAATCGTACCGGCAGTTACTTTATCAGCTGCTACACTGTCAATCATGGCCGACTTTATAACTGAGTTAGAGAATACGGTGTTTTCTGCATTGATTATCAGTGAGTGAACGCTATCAGAAGTAAAATGGCCATTTATGATGGTATCAATAGTGGCTAGATTTCCTTCCATAACGTTTATTTTAGCTAGAGCTGCATTGATTGTATTAACATCCAGATTATCTATTGCAGCATGAATAGCTGTAAATTCTTCAGCTGTCGCAATCTTGAAAGCCGCTGTATCAGCTTTAAATGTACTGAACTCACCTTCATGTGCTGTAATTTTTTGATTTACAGTAAGAAAATCAGTAGTAATGGTTCCAAACTTACCATCATATGCAATGATTGTGTCTGCAAGCAATCGCTTTGTGGCTATGTACTCACTGTAATTTGTTTGTACTTGTTGTGAGATATTCCCCTGAAAAGAATACTGCTCTTGCTGCTCTGTTTTTGCGCTAGATGTTATTGTCTGTTGAATTCCACTATCATCTATGATATCCATAATCATGATGGGCACTTTATAAATGGATCCATCTAAGTCTTGCACAGAAATAATATCACCTACATCAAGCTCAGGATGTCCCATAATGATATTCACAGAACATGAACGGTAGGAAAATCCGTTCACTTTGTTGTATATCGCATTCAGCTGTGCTTGTGTCATACATGGATTTGATAGAGTGATTCGACTTCCAGTATCTCCGCCAGCATTAAGGTTTGTTTCAGAATCGACGGCACAAGTGATTCTTCTGATTATTGTATCTTCCTGTCCTGCGCTGAAAGTTGATGAACATATATCTGGACTTGCTGTGAATTCAACAGCAGAGAACCATCTTAACTCCAAGTTACCATCACGATCCATAACTGCGTTTTTACCGCAAAATGATGCTATATAGCTAATAGCATCACGCATTTGCAGTCCCTGTAGCTTTTCTACGTTGATAGATTCACCAGAATCACCGCCAGCATATGTAATACCTATCTTGGCACATTGCTCTCTCAGAACAGCCGCTACAGGCTTACTATTTGAAAGACTGCTAAAAAATCCCTGCTGTGTCTTATACATATTGTCATATGCTGTAAATGTTACGACATCATCATTAAGTTGAGGATCGACAATGTTGTAGACCCCCATTTTGATCCATTCAATGTCTGGTTCTTCACCAATATTGTAATCCTCCAGATGTAATCCAATATAATAAATGGCCTTTCGCCCTATAAATTGCACAGAAGAAGTCATTTCTGGAATCTGTACATCCAGGTATCCAGAAACAGTTCCTCCGAAGGAAAGGTGTTCTTCAGCGCAAATCCCAAGCTTACCATCCAACTTCATAAAGTCAAAATACTCTGTACCGTCTATGACTAGCTTTGATTCCCACCATTGTATATCTCTTGCTATAGCTTTCTTATATCTTTCTGAGGTGCTATACATTTACACCACCTCACTTTCTTATTTGTCAGATTCTTCTTCAATCATAAATTCTAAAGCATCCATTTCAGCCTGAGAAATAGACACAGAAATATCATCAAGCTTGATCATCCTGATTGGCAATTCGCACTCTGTATTATTGATTTCATTGATTGCAGCAGTTAGAGCCGTTTTATCTTCCTTGCTCTTAAATGTGATTTCATTACTTTTTTCTTTTGTTACCAGTTCACCATTTTTATCAAGTTTACAGTGTTTCTTCTGCAACTTTGTGATTTCATCCTGATATTCTTTTATTTCATCCATAAGAATTTTCTTATTACGGCTCACATTATAATTAACCTTAGGGCTGATTGCAGTCTGCACGTTTGACAATCCATTCATAAGCATAATAAGCTCACCACTTCTTAACTTCATTATTCAGCACTCCCTTCTGCGGTTACTACAAGCTCGTTAACAGCCTCATCGTAACGCTTCTTAAAAGCTGCGATATCAGTATCATACTTCACCTTATCTTTTGCATATTCAGCAATATTCACGATATTTACATGATAACTAATTGTGTTATAATCCATATTTGTCACGGATGCTTCCATAGTCACCACAGTAACACCATCAGTATTCTTAGATTCAGATTTCAATGTCTTTCTCACTTCTTCTTTTTCTGTAATCGTTGTTGTCATAATGACACCCCTTCCTTATTTCTCAACCAAAGAAATAGGCAGCCCTTCATAGACTGCCTTTTCAATAGCATAACTGTACACGCTGTAAACTTCATCGCCGGCATATGCACGAATCGTTTTCATTTGTTTTGTTTTAGGATCACGGAATTTCACGTCGATATAATCTGGTTCAAGTAAAGCGCAAATTTGAGCAGCTTCAGCCTCCGTCAGCCATGACCACTGCACATCAATACGGTATTTGAGTGCCTGTACTTTACCACAGAAATTACCACTGCGTGACCGTCCAGAGCCTTGTGACCATAGCTTATTACGCTGAATCGTAATACTGGAAGGGTCTTTGACTTTAACACCGCCAAGATACAGAATAGGATCAACTGTCTTTATCATACTGGCACTCCTCCTTTACCTCCGGAAAATATCATTTGTTTTTTGTAGTCCTTAATGATTTTAGTGGTCTTAGAACCATCTTCATTCTGAATAGTGATGTATAAGTCACCTCCACGGTCTTGGAATCCACCACCGTCACGTAAAGCTTGCAGAACCGCCCTGTAGATACCGGATGTAATCTGATCGTTATTTGCAACGGCTGTACGCCCACCCATAGTACCGACAAGCTCCGGTCCCGCTTCACGAGCAATAAACATTTGTCCTGTATCAACAAATCCACCTTCAGCCTTTTTTTGCATCCAACCTGTGACTTTTCCAAGTGCTAAATCTATTGATCCGGAAACAATAGAAAGGGTTGCTTCAATAGGGTGCTTCCTAAAATATTGTTGGAACCATTCAAGAGCTTCATTTGCTGCATTAGATTTATTTCCAAGTGCTGACTGCCCCCATATTGTGTGTGATCCTGCCTTGAACCAACTATCAAACCAATTATATGCATCCCATGCAGCATTGGATTTATTACCAATCTCAGCTTTACCCCATATTGTTTTTGACAGTATCCTGTTCATTGTTTGCCATGCATTATTACCCGCAGAATCAGCACCCATAACTTTAGCAAGAACAGTCAATGGATTATCGAAAATCTTCTGACCTTTATTCCATTGTGCCTGAGCATCTGGAGATATATCACCATTGCTGATTCCCTTTTTGATATTCTTGATATAGTCCTCACCGGATTTCGTACCATTTTCCTGCGCTTTTTTCAGTTCAGCCTGATACTGTTTACCCAGCTTAGAATCCTTGTCAATGCCAAGTTTGTCTAACAGCGATAACAGCTCTGCGTTCTGCTGCTTTTTGACCTTAGTAATATCTTCCTTTGATTGCTCTGCATTCTTTAAAGAATTTCTAGCTTGCTCTAATTCTTCTTTGGATAAATTAACACCATTCTTTTTAGCAATATCAATGATATCTTTAGATGATAACTTATACTTTTTTGCTTTCTCTGCATATTCCTTAACAAGCTTTTGCCGTGTCTTTTTTGTATCGTCATACTCTTTCTTGTTTATTACCTTGCCATCCTTCATACAAGAATCCATTACTTTATTGGTTTCTTTCATCTTAGTAGCAAGTTTTTCAAACTCAGCCGCTTTTTTATCACTCAAACCAAACTGTGCGTAGAATTTACCAAGTTCCTCAGTGAGTCCATTTGTAGAAGAGGAAACATTTCCTAAGGTCTTATCAAGACCATCTTGCTTTTTCTTTGCGGCATCTACAGCATCATTCGCTTTTTTTAGAGCTTTTTCAGTTCCATCTAAATCAGCATTCACTTGGTTTAAATCATCACTCAATTTCCCAAGTTTTTCACTGTCACCATCAGCTGCTGCCTGTTGAATCTGCTTAGACAATTCAAGTTTACGTTCACTTAATTTATTCAACTTATCCCTTGATTCAGCCTGTTTTGCTTCTGCTTCAATCTGAGCTTGGATATACTGAACATAGAGCTTCTCATATGCTTCTTGTCTGGCCTTTTCCTTAAGCTTATCAATATTCTTCTGAATAGCATCAGGTGTTTTCAGCCATTCAATACGTCCTTCTTTAGTCAGTTTTACTGTTCCCGGAAGTTCCTTATTGATAGCTTCTACTTTTTGCTTAGCTTGCTCGATACTATCCACATAGCCTGTTTCTCCAGCCATACGGCGCAATATATCTACGTTTTGTTCAAGTCGTTTGTATTCAGCCATCTTTGAAGAAATTTCTTTATCTGTTGAAGCTTTAGCATCATCCATAGACTTTTTCAATTCATCAAGAGCATTAATCTGATCCTGTACAGATTTGGAATAATCATCCATTTCATACTTCTTCTCTTTTTGAGTTGAACCAAGTAAAGCGACGGCCGCTATTACAGCAGTTAAACCTGCCACTACAGCCACTACTGGATTTGCTGCAAGCCAGCTAAATGCTGCTCCTAATTTACCGATAATAGTCGATCCTAGTGATGTTGCTTTCCCACTTGCTTCCAACATATTTGAACTTACATTGAGAAGTTTATCGCCGATACCATTCATCACTTTTTTAAACGCTTCTCCAGCTTTGGTATTTAATAAAGTAGTATTAAAAACATTTAAAACACTTTTTGTATTTGTTATTTTGGAATAACCATCAGAGAATACTTGCCATAATTTTCTTAAAGTGCTACTGTGTTGCAAAGCCAAAGCCCCAAAAGTACGTAATACACTATGAGCTCCACCTAGAGCTGTTGCTAGTTCTACAATTTTTGCTATCTTAATCGTCAAAAACAAAGCTGTAAAGGCTGATCCCAAAGTAACAACTACGGGTTTACATTTTGCTATCCATGTTATAACGTTTGCAAAACCTTTTACAATCTTCCCTGCACCTTTAAGAATAGTGCCAACAAGATCACCGAATACTGGTGCAATACTTCTTTTAAACCAGTTTATTATTGGCTTAACAAAGTTATCGTTTACACTGGTTGCTAATTCCAAAAACGCTGTAGCTAAATCCCACAATGATTCAAATAAATACTTACCGCCGGAATCCCATACATGTCGGAAGAATGTCGATATCGTATCTGTAACAAGTGAAGCTGTATCTAGTAGGCTAAAGAACAAATCAGATGCAGCTTGAAAAAATGGTTTCCATTTCTTTGCTACAACATCAAAAACCCCGCCTAAAATATGCACAATGTTATCTCTGGTTTCAGTAATGTTCTTCAATATACCAGAACCATATTTATTCCAACTATTGCGGATAGGTTCAAAGATATTATCATCAACCACCTTACCAAGAATACTCGCCCATTCAAGCAGCCGGTCACGAATGTCCATAGCTTTCATTCTAATATTGTCAAATATATAATCCATATCCTGTAACGCTTTTAATAATCGTGGATCAATAGACATACCACCAGCGCCTGAACCTCCACCACCAGATCCTGAAGAAGAATCATCAGTACTTTGATCGGGGATTACATTCGCAACATCAAAACCTGCAAGAAAATTCTTCCATTCCTTAGTCTTTTTCTTTGCGCTATCTAATCCTTTATTGGCATCGTCAATACCTGCATTTACATCATCCATGCCATCAGATACGCCACCGAGCGAATCATCCATGCTGTCCAAAATACTGCCTGTAGATCCAGATGAATCAGGCAGTTCATAGCCGAGGAATGAAGCAAACATTTGAATCAATGACTTTATCGCCATCACAAAACCGTTAATATACGGTAAAACCTTTCCAATCACGCCATAAAAAACAGCAGATATCCAACGGCCTACTTCGGCAATCTGCTGCTGTAGTATTTTAAGCTGGTTTGCCGGCTGCTCGATAGTCCTGGCAAAATCCCCCATTGCTGCTGATCGAGCCATTTGCTGCTGTAACGTAAGGATGATAATTAAACGTTTTTCTACTTCATTCAAATCACGTATCTGCCTGTCATAGATTCCTATGCTTTCGAGCGTTCCACCTAGTACACTTTGTGTTATATCATAGCCAGATTGGCTACGTATAGGTCTTACTTGCTTACTCAGAGCAGCCTGAAACTTTGTAACAGCGGAGTCAACAGAAACATTATACAACGATGCATAGTCAAGAGACATTTTTGTTAATCGCTCAGACAGCATATATGACATATCTTCAGACAAATCACCAAGCGCTCCGAGCTGATTTTTAAATGTAGCCTGAGCCTGCATCATAGATGGCATTGCTAGTCCGTACATGTCAGATAGCTGATTCTGGAACTTCATAGCCTCACTACGCATATTCCCCATGGCACGGCTGAAGTAGTTCTCAATCTCCGTAAAATCTATCGCTTTATTCAGCATGTTAGCGAAACCAGTACCATAATGGCGAAGTTGGTTGTAAAAAGCATAGACCTTCCCAAATGAAAGCATATTACTCAATTTTCTATTTGTTTTATCACTCTCAGTACCGGTATTTTTTATTTCACGCTGTACATTTCGCAATCCACTAGTTAAAGGGTTGGTATTCGTTCCCTTGCCGAGTGTGGATACAATGTTTGAAAACGCATGAATCTCAGAAGAACTCTCTCTTAATTCAGCCAAGAATTTTTGAAGTTTCTGAGTTAATGTGTCGAATGATTGGCCAACCTTGCTATGGTCAAGCTTTTCCATAGCCTGCATAGCCTTGGGAAGCTCAGTTAAAGCTTTGACAATAGCGCTTACACCTTCGGTTTTAACGTTTTCAAAAGCGGTTGTGAATTGAGTAACCATTTCAGTAATCTTACTCATTTTAGTAGTAAGACCATTATTTGTGGCTGTAGATATCTCCATATCATTCAATCGTTTCATTCCTGATGTGATTTCATTAACGGAGCTTGATAAGCTTTTAAATTTATCCAAAGCAGATACATCAGCATTCTTAATCAAATCTAGCTGCTTTACGATTGGATTAAGATTGAAATTTTCTAACCCTGACATATCTGTTTTATTGAATCTGGAAGCAGTTTTTAAGAACGATTTAGCAGCTAAATCCATTGTGTTAATCTGTCCTGATAGTAATTTGAAAATATCAGTATTGAAAGCAGAATCCATATCTCGCATGACTTTGCTTATATCTTTAAGATTATCCTGTGCTCTCTTAGTGCTAATATTTCCTAACCTTTCTATCATTCTTGTTACGTTGCTAATAGATTTACTGTTTGTAGCCATATTAACTATCATATTAGTATAATCGCCAAGTACTTTATTAAATGCCTTTAAATTTTCTTGTGCAGTTCTGGTTTCAACTTCTAATTCAAATCCGACTTTATTTTCTTCGCTCATTCATATCACCTGCCTTTCTATAAAAAATAACAGCATCCTTGGATGTAAATAAAAGACCCCAACGAATGAGGTCTTTTATTTTATGGTTTCCATTTATGCCCACAGTTCATGCAGACATTGTATATTTTCTTACTATGTGTAGCGCCAACAGCTGCGCCTACTATTGTTCCAACAGGATTAACAAGTGATCCTACGGCGGCTCCTGCAACACCTTTCCCTATGGAGATTTTCTTATTTGTCGTTGTGATGGAAGTACTACCACATTTAGGGCATGAGACAATACCTGCCTTTTTGTTTGCTTTATACTGTTTTTTGGGAGAGACAGTATGTGCTTTATACGTTGGTGTAGAAGTCTTATTTATTTTAGGAGCTGTATACACTGTACGTTGTTTAATTTCTTCCACTTCTTGCTCCAATATTGCTTTTCCGCAGAAAGGGCAGTAACTAAAAGCTGAATCAAGCTCCTTACCACAATGAGGACAATAATTATAGCTTGATGCTTTATCATTACTGCCATCCTGCTTAATGTCCTTCACTTTATCTGGTTCAATCACAAATGTATTTTTAATACCAAGTTCTTTATACGGGATATTTCCTAACGCTTTATCCCTTTTTGCTCTAAACACATTGTAAGTGTCATTAATGATTTCAAATGCTGAATAATCCAATATATCATTAATGGCTAACAATATGGTTGATAAGAATACTTTAGTATCACTGCTGGAAAGATATAAAGCAACAACTATATTGTTATCCAGAATCAAATTGATTTGACCAGAATAAAGCATTGCTTTTTTTATTTGTATCCATGGAACTATAATCAAACAAAAGACATCTTCTCCAGAAATTTTAAATTTGTTTAATGATCTACAATATATATATTTCCTTGAAAATGCAATATATTCTAATTTATTTACATCGAATGTACATACTCCATAAAATAAATTTTCAATATGTGTTTTTCCTGTAAATAACACAATATCATTTAATATTTTGTTGCTGCCTCTTTTACTGTCAAATGATATTTCTATTGTTTCCATTTCCATGCCCTCCCTAGATACCAATATCATAGCACAGGTAGTAGAAATACTGAATATCTCTTTCTATCAAAATACACTCATTCTCCGCCTAAACTCTGATTCAAGGTCTTCTTTAGTAACAGGTTTCTGCTTCTCTGCTTCAGCTTCAAAGTCAATTGGCTTCTCATAATATTGAACCGGAGTTATTTTTCCGCCACCAAATCCAATATTTACAGCGTTAGGCATTAGATTATTCACAACAACCTCTAATGCTTTCATGGCATAGAGATTATTCATCCAGGACGTGTAATTGACACGATTACGATACGCCTTTACATAAGAATAGAATAATTCTTCTTCGCCGTACCAAAATTCATCCAATGGCATACCTGCTTCGATAGCTATTGGAATCATTACTGCATAGCAGTATTCTTCATAGCTCTTATAAACTACGACATCGGCAGAGGATTCTTGGTTTTCTCCTTTTTCACAGTGTTGATTGCTTCCAGTTTGTCTTTCAGTAACTGGATTACTGTAAAAACTCTAGCGGTAATCTCAACCATCTTTTCATCGAATTTCTCCATACCAAGAGTGTTCACCATATCATCGAACATGTCATCAATGAACTGATCCGTCATTTCCCCTTTCAGGTCTTTATTTTCTTTCAGCAGGATAGCTGCAATTTCTTCAGGATCAATGTCGTTCGACTGCAACTTAACAAAGTCTTTCATTAGTGGCATCATTTTGATAGAAAGAGCATTCAATTCTGCTTCATACTGAGCTATTTCACTCTTGTTATCTTCCATTTCACTCTTGTTATCTTCCATTTCACTCTTGTTATCTTCCATTTTAGCAGCATTTAGTTTCTGCTGGATTTCACTAAGTTCACCTGCCATTGTCAGGATTTCAGGATTCTGCAATTCATCAAAGATTTTAAACTGTAATTCATTGATGGCCTTTCGAGCGGCACGAGTCAATTTGAAAGGATAGTCCTTTCCGTTATACTTATATGTCCAAATATTCATTTTTGTTTTCCTCCTATTTAATTACAAGCGCCCGGCATTGACCGAGCGCTATTGTTTCGATTCTTACGATCCAGGTGCTACGACTGCCTTTGGAACGATAACTAAGATTGTAGTTTCCCATGATGCATAACCTTCACAAGAAGCTTTCAGGGTAACAATCGTAGAGCCTTCTGCCTTACCTGTGATTGTCAATTTATTATCTGAAACAGCAGCTGTAGCAATAGTTGAATCTTTTACTGTAGCTGTGAATGTTCCTTCGGCAAAATTCAATTCGATATCCTTTGTATACGTACCATCCGTTTTATCCAACTCACATTTCCAATCAATCGGTGTTTTAAAGGTGACAGTAGCCTGTACCAGAGGTAATACATTCTCAACATAACCAATATAGTCCGTAGGAGTAATCTTGATATTACCTTTTTGAGCTTCGCCATTCTGACTATCAGACATAGTATAAGACAATGTACCATTGACACGTTCACCAGTTAGATCAGCGTTAACACGCAGTAATTCTAATTCTTTCCCTTTAAGTTTCTCTAAACGATTGATTGAATCACGGTGAACAAAAAATTCAAATTCCTTGTCCTCCAATGTTTTCATACCCTCGATTTTTGTCGTTGTATCAGAAGTAGTATATTTTGCTTCAATAGCTTCAGGTGTTGAAGCAAAAGCCGGTACCGTTTCTGTTAATACTAGAACAGAAAATTTACCACTTTCATTTTTGTAACAAAGACATGAACCCATTCCTGAAAAAAAGCGTTCTGTCATTTTTTGAATTCCAAAATCCAAACCATTCATAATAATGAACCCCTTTCCTTAAAAGAAGCGACTTCGATAGTCGCTTCCATTTGCGTTATATCGCATAATGATGCAGTATAGCGAATTATCAACGTTATCTTTATAGTCTGACATAGCTCGCTTCATATGCAATTCATAATCCATATAATCAGCCACTACACCTTGCAGATAGCGAGCGATATCCATAGCATCCATAGCCTTTCCATTGATAGTTGTGTTTTTTGCATAAATACCTATTTCATACCCCAAAAACGAATATGACTCCATCCTACCAAGATTTAATTTAGATGTATTCGTTATTTCAGTTACAACGATTTTCGGATATATTTCCGTGTTCGGCCTGTCTAATACCTTTGCTTTAATTTCGCTGTGCATGATGATATGATCATTCAATCCTTGGAAGACGATATCAAAGTATTTCTGATTCATTAGATAGCACCTCCCACTACTTCATTAAATGCTTGGCTGAAAATCTTTTTGTAGTTCATTCGATAATCAGTTATAGCGTTATACATAAACCGGTGTGCGGTTAATCCCTGAGTATGATAAAACTTACCGTCATCACCTAGATATGTCCATCCTTGTTCACCATGTGCATTGACATCATACTGATAACCGGTCGGAGGATTTGGATGTGTACCAGTGCCAATCATTCCAGTACCATATTCAACCCATGCCGCATGAACGCAGTCATTAAATACTTTTCCTAACTCATAATCCTTTTTCAAACCGGCTAATAACTCACCAGTTGGCTCATATCCACCGTTACCAGTAGAAGATTCAATGTAAAAAGCGGCTCTCTCATAAAGATAATCAAGTGACATTTCTATGAATCTCTGACCAAGTTGCGGCATAGCATTTTGCAGATTATCAATTTTCTTCTGCATGAGCTTCATACCTTTCAAATTGACTTGAAAGTGTCTTTTGATTACAGACATTATTTATCTTCTTTCTTATCCTTCTGAATATCAAATTGCTTGCTTGACTGTTTCTTATTCACCTTTTTATCAGGCAACTTCCATTCATGGGTGCCAAGATAGTCCGGCACCATATAATCACAAACATCAATTTCAATGTTCGGATCCTTAACATTTACCAATTTCATTGCATCACCCCTCTCTTTATGGCAGCTTCTCAAAATAAATCGTCATCATGTTCAATGATGTATTTCTTACAGATTCAACACGATAATTTGCATATGCACCGTTCTGAGCTTCTCCATCAGGTGTAATTCCATCCAGATAAGCTACATCGTTTTCTTTGATGCTGCCAGCCCACTTCTTACGCATGACAACCGATTTATACATATTTCTCACACGATCACCATATTCTTCTTTTTCAGATTTCCCATCTACACTGGCCAGATTTTCACAAAATAAAAACGGTTTATCAAATGGTCGATTTCCATGTGAATCTACAAGCTCATCATCCATGATTTGTGATGCAATATATAACCGCTGCTTGTTTCTGCTCAACATCCTCATACGCTGCACATCGGAGTTATCTGATTCAACAATGCCGGTGAAATATCTGAGCTTGTGTAAGTTCTGGATACACCACTTTCAGAATGAACGATTTCTCCTTCCGCCCCTTCTTTGACGAAGATTTCTATAGCGATACGTATTTGCAGCATGTGATATCTTGGCATGACATCAGCCGGTCTCTCTTGATCGTCAAATGGATACTGGTTTTCAAAGATGATTTCTCTAGCCATGAGCATTAAATCATCAAGATACTGACTCAATTCAGCGTTAAAAGGAACAAAAGGAGTGTCGATGCTCAATGGCATGACATCTCCTTGATTCACAAGTAGCTCAGCAGGAAGACCATCTTTTATCCGGCGGAAGAGTAATTGCTTTCGCTCGTCATAGGTCATCATGAATCATCCTAGTCTACTGGTACTCTTTCACCAGTTGCGTAGAATTTTCCGTTTACTTTGACCGTGTGATCATATGTTACATAATCTGCTTTAGAAGTAGGCGCTGTGATAGTTGATTCTGGCATATCTTCTACAGGTTTTGTTGTTACCGGCTCCGGTTTATCTTCTGGCAGGTCAGTCGGAACCTCTTTACCGTCATCCTGAGCGACATCAGGATTTGCATTGTTAGCAGAATCACTCTCGCTTTCTTCAGCGCCAGTAATTTGCTGAGCTAACGCATCAGCTTTACGTTTTTCTTCTTCTGCGGCTTTCTTTGCAGCGATTTCAGCATTAGTTGGTCTTCCCATATTCATTTACCTCCTACGCACTATGCTTCAGCAAATATACTGAATCCATACATTCAAATGACGGCAATACGATTTCATCTACCACTGTCTTTGTATTTTCAGGATCATGTTCCTGAGTTACCATAATGTTTACTCCAGTATTAACCTGAGATACATTAGCATCTTTTGATCCCAACGCCTTTCGCTCAATCGGGGATGTTCCATACCACAGATTACCTAATGCGCCTTCTGGTAAGAATGTGGCCATCGTATCAGGGTAATATGCCTTGTCTTTGCCATCATAGTCTTTAAAGAGCTTTTCATAAACAATAATTTCAATATTGAGTTCGTTTTTAAAGACTTCTTTGACTCTGGCCTTGTTCATATAAATGTTTGCTGTTGAGTTCTGAGCAAGGATATATGAAGCAATTTTCTTACTTTTAACAAGATTACTCATCGTCTTAGGACTAATGACCATTGCCTTAAGAATAACACCTTTTGCCAATGCTTTATCAATTACCATCTGAGCATCTGCAATAGGATCACAATTTTCATGGTCACTCCACATATCTGTGCCTGTCAATTCCACAAAGTGCTCTGCCTTGTACTCTCCAGATTCATCATAATCATACTGATAGCTCGCACCATCAGCTGTGATATCAATACCAGGTTTACCATTTTCTGCTGCCAGAAGCATCCAAATCATACGTTCAGCTACGACATCTGCGCTAATAATTAAATCATCTGCTTTAGTATAGATGTGGTCAAGTACCTGCTGAGCATACGGATCGCCAGCCTCAGTAACACGTAAGATTTCCTGTTCATCTTCTTCATCAACCATTACATGCTCCTTAAAATAAGGCATCTGTGTGCTAACATCCTGCATTTTCAATTTCCCTCTGCCTTTTGATTTCGTATCAAATGCGCTTGGGTTCAGTGGTACAGGCAACCCCTTATATCCCTTGATCCATTTTAAATCCAATCCCATCTTTTTCTTTCTCGGAAATAATGTCAGTCCAAGATATGGTCTGTCATTACTATGCGCATGCGTAAAATAAGCTGCTAACGCTTTGGCGCTATATACATCAATCAATCTCATTTTTTTTCAATCTCCTTTCCTATAAAAGTTGAATCATCGGCAATGCCGCCAGTGTAGCTTCATCGTAAGTCTCACCAGTATTTTTCTCTGCCTTTGTTTTATCGACAAAACCATGAACTATCAATGAAGTATTTGGGTTATCATCATACACATCATGCATCAGTATACCGATAGCATTTGATTTTCCTTCAGTTACCGTGGCCTTGATACCATTCTTTGCCATTGGTGTTCCTGCCTTAACTACTTTTACTTCACCATACGCTATTTCTGTTACTTTGCTAAAATCAACATGATATGGAATAGCAACAAAATGCTCATTACTTACTACGTTGATTCCACTACCAAACTCTCTATAAGTCACCTTCATTATTTCATTCTCCTTTCAAATATGCTGTGAATCCACCCTGCGTATTAGCAGTTTCAGCCAGTTGTTCTGCCAACTGAACATCTTTTGGTTTCGTTTCTCCGCTGCTACCATCTCCGCCATCTGGGCGTGGTGTATTTTTCAGCTGATCGTTCTTTGCCTGCGCTTCAGCGGCCGCCATTTTTGTTTTAAAGGTCGTTGCCATAGCTGTTGCTACAGATACAGATGCATCTTTATCACTTGTAACAATACCGTCGATAAAATCCTTATAATCATCTTCCTGCATGCCGGCAGTGATCAGGACTTTTTCAACTTCCAGTTTATTTGCCATCTTCTGATATTTTTCTTTTTCAGCATTAGCTTCGTCAATGGCCTGCTGCTGTTTTTCAGCCTCAGATAATTGTGTTCCTTCGTATTCTTTCACCTTAGCTTCAGCAGTCTTTTTCTCCGCTGCAACGGTATTGTATACATCTTTTGGCACTACATTTTTAGGTGCCTCTTTATTGATTTCCTTGATTGCTTCAGCGAGATTCAGTTTGCCGTCTTCTCCTGTGTGCTTTTCGATAATCTTTTTAATCCATTCCATAAATATCATTCTCCTTAGCATTTATATAGCGTTGCTACGCTGTAGGATTCATCCACATATGCCTGTGGATCAGGCAATAAAAAATGAACAGTTTATTTTCGTAATGACTTATTCAGGTCATTATCCGGTAACCGGTAATTTTGGCAAGACATCATTTTCATTTTTGATATCGCCTTCTTGTACATTCGTCTTCAAATCTCTTAGCCATTTGGCATTTAAGTATGGCTGTGAATCAACATACGCCTGCTCTGGGTCGTTAAACAGTCCACAAATAGTAAATGCAATACGTGGATGCACTCCTGCTTCCAACAGATTAAGTAACGCTTGTGCCTTAACTAGTATGCTGTCCGTTTTATTTCGTGTGAACTTGATATCAATATCCCAAAGTTTCAGCTGCCTTAATTGTGGCTCTACATTCAACGTATCCTGAATAATTCTCAGCACCATCTTCAAAAACAATTTTTCACTACGCTTGAATGAAAGTTCTATGGATTTCGCTCTAGCTTCGGCGTTAGACCATCCCTGCCCGATAATAAGTGCTTGTCCGGTATTTCCACCGGCGGAAGCATTTCTATCTGGCACGCCTGCGATTTGCAGCATTTTTTGGTATAAGGAATCTACATATATTTGTGAATCCGTTTGGTTTAAATCAACCTCTACATATTCAACATCGCCTCTACTGCCTTGCGGAACCTTAATCTTTATCATGCCTTTTTCCCTGAATTCATCGAATTTTTCTGGGACGATATCACAATTTAAAAATTTTAAGAAACTTTGAATTTTTTGTTCAATACCATCACTTCTATTTGATTCCACATTATTAATAGCATTCAAAATAGAGTGCACCGGTTCAAAAGCGCCAAGCCTGACAGTACCTAATGGATATTCAGCAATAGGCAATTGATTCAAAACATGGTTTTCTATTCTGTATTTTCGATAAGTAGAATTGAATTCCTCACAGGTGAAGAACACATCCTTGGTATATCCGAACATTTCATAATACTCAAATCCTTTGTTCATCTTTTTATTGAAGGTCACACAAAGCCAAGGCTTCTTACCAAAGCCAGTATCCTTCACAACGAATGTAACTCTAGGGTCTAATATCTCAGTTTCAAATACTGCATCGTCATCAACTGCCGGCATAGTCATCCGGTATCCGACACCGCATGCAAGCATCCATTCACCTAACTCCCGGTCTTTTGAAGCTTTATCGTCATCAGCCATAAGCTCATTAAGCATAGATACATTGTTTACATCAGAGTATCCTTCTTTTGCACCGTGTATTCCTCGCTGCACATACTGGATAGGATCACCAAAAACATATCCCATGTAGAAATTCATGATTTCATATGCATGATTAATTACTAGCTTATTGCATATTTCGGGTCGTACTCTCTTTACTCTTTCAAGAATAGGTTGCTTTCCCTTATAGTAATTCCAAAGATAATGTATCTGCGCTGCATTGGTAGAATGGATAGCCATTGCCCTTGCCAATATTTTAGGAAGTGTTTCTTCCGTTATTTCTTGCCGTGGTATGAATATTTCCTGTCTGCCAAACAATTCTATCTCTATCATCCATCCACCTCCCTTCTGGTAATAAAAAAGCACATATAGTGCCTGCTTACCCTTTGATTAAATACTTGTTTCTATAGATGCGCCAGTCTTCACATGCCGGATTGCTGCATACTCTACCTTTGCACTCTGTTTTCTTACTGCATGGTGCAGGCGGCGCTGCTCTAATCTCTCTGCTTTTCTTTTTCATACAATTTTCCTTTCTAAAACGGCCTATCACCGATTTCATAACTTGTTCCACCTTCATATATCAATTCTGCCAGCATAGCGAGGCTATCCGGAGAATCATCATGTGGTGATTTCCCTGTCTGAAGAAACGTTGTCAATTCTTTCATTGCCTTGTCGTATTCCTTACTTCTATTGGCTTTATCAACAAAGATGAAGCGTTTTATATCCGGTGCCCATCTGATTATCCTTGATAACTTTGACTTATTGCTCGGAGACACTTCGGATGTGATATTCATATGAACGCCAATCTTCCTCAATTCTTCATCCACTTTATCTGAATACTCATGACCACCATTGTTTGCTTCAAATTTTGATAGATGTGGTTTATGTAGCGACATTTTGCCAATTACTCTTGGTCTTGTCACTGTCTTATCACCTTTATCGAATATCCAATCAGGGATGTATACATCTTCACCAAACTGATAACCAAATGGTTGTGAATAGCTATCTCCACCGCCCCACGCAACGTCAGATGCAGAATATATACAATCTGGTTTAATCTGCGGAAGTATCCCATTAAAATACCGGAGTTCTTTTTCCGGAAACAGTAGTCCTTCACGCTCAATAGGCTGATTCATATAAAGCGCCAAGAATGATACTTCATCCATATCTTTTTCAATGTTTTTGAAATACTCAGTATCAAAGCCTACGCCAAAATCATAATTGAAGTTGGATTCACCATTTTCATCCAGAGCTGGAATGCAAATAAATCTTGCTCTAGGATTATTTTCGTTATCTCTTTCAAGCCGACCGATAGGATCATGTACTGACCATCGTGTAGCAATATGGAGTTCTTTACACTTCATTTTCTTACGCGACTTCAAATCATTAAAGTACTTCATCCACAGCCTGTCCATACGATCAATAGACAAAGCTTCCTCGATACCGGATACAAGGTCATCGACATAAAGTATTCCTTCACATCGTGTTGCTCCAGTCAAGGATCCATCTATAGCTCTACAAGTTAACGAAGGAAATCGCTTAACCTTATCCAAATCAAGTGTTTCATATTTTGCACTTTTATTGACCAATTGAACATCGGGAAACACATCGTGCCAAAGATACTCAGGATCAGTAATAATAGACATTACTCCGTCATAAAAACCTCTGGTCAATCCATCAGCATGACCAGATGCAAGATTACATTTTTCTGGATTCCTACCCATCAGCCATGATAAAAAGAAAATACCGGCAGTTGATTTACCGGTACCTGGTGGCATTGAAATCGTTAATATGTCTATCACATCATCGGCTAAGTCCTGAAGGTGCCGAATAAGCTTATCCTTTAGAATTTTTCGCCGTGGCAAATAAAATCGTTTATCTGGGTCCCGATCAAATTCTACATAAAGCAAATACGCATCAAAATCTATCGGCGCATCAAATAAAAGAGAACGCTTATACAGCTGTATGAAACGTTCTCTCTCTGATATTGGTAAAAATGCATTTTTTGATTGCTTTACAGACACATTGCGAACCACCTTATTAAGCCGGTGTGCATGTTTTTGATCTTCGGCCTCATATATACGCAGAAGCTCAAACAAATCATCCAGATTCTGGTATCTCTTGCAATCACGCTGTTCAAGAAGGATGTTAATTAACTCAATCGTCTTCATTGATTATTTCGTACGTTTCCTCGAAAATATCCGGCTTGCATGGATAAAATTCTCCTTGCACGCCTTTAATGATGTAATCGCCAATATTTGCGATATGTTCACCTTCCAGAGTCCTAATAGATATATGGGTTATAACTGTAGATATAATATTGCAAAAAGGAACTCTTATATCTTCTCTATATTCCACTAAGCAGTTCCCTACAAAACTTCTTATTTCATCAATATTATCTCCTGCCCACTGCAACGCTTCCACTATGACTGGTTTCTTTCTTACTTTCACACTACCCCTCCTCTACCATGGCAGATTTTTATAAATCCAAAACAAGAACCTATACTTTGCAAATATACAAAGTGAAACTAATAAAAATAGTATAATACAAGAAAATAATCCATAACTTCCAGGTTTTATAATCATATTGCTTCTGATACAGACATAAGCCAAAAGAACCCATTCACTGTACTTTTTTCAACCATTGAATCACCAGCTTTCATATTGGTTGCGAGAGGTGGGAATTGCACCCACGACTGCCACCTTATGAGGGTGGCGAGCTGCTACTGCTCTACTCCGCTATATGTTGCCACACAGACAAGGCGATAGGTACTGTGCAGCTTTTTTTGTATTTTGCAGTACATAAACATAAAGGATAATAACAGAAAGGGAGGTATATTTACGCAAGTTGGAGGAGAAAAACCATGTACTGCCACATCACTCTATTATTTGAGTGAAACCGTGTATACGAATGAACGTGGTATCGTTCTACGTATTTAGGCAAGCCTATCCTGATGCTAAGCTACTTCAATCCCAAATACAACCGCTCAGAAGGTTTCCGATTCTGGGGTCGAACCAGAACTCATGGATTCAAAGTCCATTGCCTTTCCATTTGGCTAATCGGAAATATTGGCATACCTCCTCAGAATCGAACTGAGAGCAACGGTTTTGGAGACCGTCATGTTTCCATTACACCAGAGGTATATAAAAAAGGGATTTCTCCCTTATGACATTATTCTTCAGTATCCCAAATAAATAATCCGGCATCAACGATTTTGATATCCATGCAATGCTTGTGAACACCATTATCGTCATAAGTCTTTTTGTAATACTTTATTTTGTTTTCAATGGATTCAGGCTTATTCACGATGAATTCAGTGTCATTCTGTCCTGGTATTGTTACCTCAATAAATCCATGATAACCCTTTTCTTTCGCTTCTCTCAGTTCTTTAATAACAGCTTCTAGCTTCATTTTTACTCCTCCTTTTGAATTTCTTTTGACATCCTTTGATGATTTCCCATCATTAGATGATATTTAAAAGGGAGGTTCTCTCCCTGTTGCTGTGCTTGCGCACACTTTATCGCAGATTTTAAGCCGGTTACTGTCTGCTATCGTCTTTGGCATCCGGTTTCAGTAAGCGATTCCCCTTATGCCGAGGTTATGGAATCTATCAAATTGAGCAAATAGAAAAGCACATGTACAACCGGTTCCCATATAACGGGCGGCTTCTATGTGCTTTATAATTGGCTTTTCCTCCTGCCGTAGAGGGGATAGTGATGCATCACTCCAATGGTACGGTCTTCAGCCTGCCGCCACGGCCGCAGTAAGTCCCGTAGGATTCCTTACCGCTGTTCAGACAACGCAATGCGTTCTCGATCCTGTTTCCACTGCCGTGGATCAGATAAATTGTATCAGGCAGGGATTTGCACCTTGCATAATGCACCAGTCATAATGCACCTCGCCATACTATTCGTGTACTTTACCACGCAAGCTGTTGTAATACTATGCGTCTACCTATTCCGCCACTGATACAAATAATCCTATCAAGCTAAATTCCTTGAACCGCCAAGTCATCATCATTGATAGGCAGGCATCGTTATATATGCGGTTCCATATTCGTAACGATACCCAATTAAAGGTTTCACAGCTTCCATAACTGTGAACTTGGTTATTATTGGCGTAATGGAATGTATTTATTGCCAACAACATGACCTCCGAAAGATTTCCAGATACCAAGATAAGCCATAAAAAAACTGAATGGGACACTTCCATGAAAGGCGTTCAGCCTGCCATCGGCGCTACGGCCGCTATGTTGGCACTAATGCAGCTCCCGCAAGTTGAAAGGTCTTCTGTGTACCTTACCGCCTCTTGTACACCAACACTTAACGCTTCGTCACCCACCGCATCACCGGTGAGCCAGTGTTCCCGCTTTATTTCACTTTTAAAGAATTGAGATAATCATATATGGCATTAGAAAGTTTATCTCTTGATTGCTCTATACACCTTTTTATCTCGTTATAATCAATTTCTGATTTTTTAGAATACTCTGCTAAATCATCCTTAAACATGTACAATTCCATTACAAGAGCTTCACTAAATGAATCATGCTTATCAATTAAATCATATATTTCTATGTAGATATTAAAATTGATAAATGGTTTCATATTCATTATACTTTCTTTTGTTAAGGTAGTAATTTTATTGTAAGACATTAAGCAATCTCGTATTTTGTATATATTACCTTCGAATTTCTCAGGTTTAAAAATATATGGAGTGCTAGGGATTTCGTTGAATAAATCAGAAAAAGATTGATAGAGTTTCGTAAACATTTTCCAAATTTCATATATCATTTTGAACTCACGTTCGTATTGCATATTAGTAACATAAGTGCCAGAATCAAGTTTAGCCTTTAATTCAGATATTTCTTTTTCAAACGCCTTATCCTTTTCGTCAGCTTTTTTATTCCAGTGATGATTTAAAAGCGCCCCTACAATTCCAGAACTGATCAAAGCCAACGTCATTTGAAAACAAACGACACCCCAATCTACATTTTCAAGCATAATCATAACCTCACATTTCCACTTTCAAAGATTGTAAGTATTCTCTTATTTTCATTTGTAGTGCATTTGCTTCTTTTTTTATTTCTTCAGGTGCATTACTGTCGAAATAATCCACATCTTTAGCCGTTAGAGATTCACCATTAACATTATTGTTCCAGATTGTTGCCTCTAGCTTTTTCTTATAATTAGAAACGATTTTTTTAAAATCTTTAAACAATGTTAAGATATCATCGTTTAAAAATGGCTCATATTTAGTAAATGAATTTATAAAAGATGAATACCGTTCTTTGACATCTTTACCAAATGATTCAGAAATAAAAAGAATATCGTATTGTGGATTCTCTGTATATGAAGGACTCTCAATTAAGCAGATCAGTTCAGCAACACTTTGCCAAATTTCTTGATAAATAGATAATTCTTTTTCAAATTGCTTATTTGATATATAAGTAATTGACTCAAATTTTGCTTTCAGTAAAACTAATTCAGATTCATAAGAGTGCTTAATGCCTGCTAATTCCTTATCATAATCATTCTTCACTTTCTGCATGTACCTATCAAAAGAAGATTTAGCAATAGACTTTGCTGCAAACCATAAAATAAATCCTACACCTCCAGCACTCACAATGACAGTAGATATTAATTCTTTTATACTCATAATTACCTCCCACCGGTATGCATAGTCGTGTATGCAATTTACCACCTTTTTCCTGCTGTTTTAAGTATACACCAAGTAGGTCTCAAATGGGAGATTTTAAGGGCTAAAATGGAGAGAAAAGTATGCGCCTTTTTACAAAAAATTTGGTGGTGGGACTGAGAAGGGGGTATATGCGATCTGCCCTATAGGGAGGGGGCGGGGTCATGCCATTGGATCAACTGAATTGAACCATGAAGCAAGCTACCACAGAACCGGATGCAGCATGTTAACAAGTAGCCTTTATAAGCTAACAAATCAAGGCATATAGTCTAACAAAAATAGCGATATAGCCTTTGTTTATCGTGTTTTGTGTTAAGGATGTATTAACATTCGGCTCTTTTCTGCTATTTATCAGCCATCTTCCGGCAGATTGTCAGCTTGCTCAGCTATACGGCTTGCTATCTCGTTTTTGTCTGCTGTACTGCCCAGCACGTTGTTGTGAGTTACTACGGTGTCCACTTGGTCTTTCATGCCATAGTAGTTTTTGGCTCTGAAGATGTATGTAACATCACGCATTTTACCACCAATAGCCATCTGTGCATCAAACTCTTGTATGCAGGCTTTCGCATTTTTGATTAAGTCTGCACGAACTGTTCCCGAATTTCGCCTGTTTGTCTCCCAATCCCATAACGTATTTGTAGTTATTCCTAGGCAATTAGATAACCCTTCTACAGTAGGAATAATACCTTCTGAGATGCATGTATTAAAGTAGCTTTCTATCCTAACCTGTATTTCATAGTCACTTTTAGGAATACCAACATTAAAGTATCTTACACTGTTTTTTACTGTATTACTTATAAAAGCTCTATTTTCTTCTGTATTAGGGATACTATAAACGCTAGGAAATGTATTAGATCCTGCATTTGTAGGTGAAAGGTTTCCCTTACCAGATACGAATGACTTAGCCTTCTCCATGTCTATTTCTCCGGTATCTTCATCGGTACATTTGGCTTTCAGATCAACCCACTTAACACCTGCTATACCACGCTGTGACCAGCTTTTAACAGTGCCGAGTTCCACGCCTCTTTTCTCAGCTATCTCTCTGTACTTGTAACCCTTGCAATAGTCAATAAATGCCTTCTCGCTGTCCTTCATGTTCTCACCTCACTTTTTTTTTCTTTTTGTGTTATTTTTCTTTTTTTTAAATCTTTTAATCTTTTAAAGATCTTTTAAAACTTTTAAATCTTTAAAAAAACTACTAGCCTAGGTAGTAGCTATATACTCTATACATCACTATTTTAAAGCTATCTAAGAGCTATTTAACCAGTGTAATAGTGTCCTTAACGAGTGTAGTTATACAGCCTTGAAACAAGCTAGAAATCAACCAGAGAGTAACAAAAAAAGCAGCACTCACTAGAGCACTGCCTTTTATAACTTAGCCAAAGAATAACACAATTTCGAAGATTTGTCAACTTGATGAGTCAAGTGGAAAACTCAGTAAAATCTGGTGGAAAAGTCAAAAAAAGCCGACCAGATCAGGCCGACTATTTGTAAGATTTTAAGACCCATTGCAGCATACCAACAGCGATAGCCACAGGCGCCAGAATGCACCATCCAATTATCTTTAGAATTAACTTCACTTTATCGCTCACCTTCATTTCCAAAATCTAAATCTTTCACACGTTCCAAATTGTGAAACTCGATTCCTTCAGCCGGAACACCGCCCGCGTACATCTGCATAACCCTTTTTGCGATGGATTCTATGTTTCTGGCATTGCGCATTTTGTAAGGGATCCAAGATTGCCATAACATAATAATGACAGTATCGCTATCATATACATGACTTTCCCCTATTCCTTCCATGTCAACCCAGCACTCGCCGCTACTCAAATCAATACGTATAGATGTATTGGTTCTATTTTCCGGCTGCTTGATTGCCTTAGCTAATGCTACAAAGTCATTCTGTGCCAGAAATTCGTCTACATTTGCAAAATTGATTTTAGATTCCATTATTTAGTCCTCCCTGCGCCCCGTTACGGGGTCGTATGCGTACACATTGCCATCAATAGACATATAAACCCATGCAGTACTATTACGCTCATCGTAGGTCACAACAGCGTTGTTGACGATACGCTCACGCTGCACATATAATCCAGCTGCAAAGCTGAGAACCGCCACAACGACGATTCCGGCAGCCAATAACATTTTAATTTTCATTTCCTTTGTTCCTCCGTCCCAGCCTCCCATAATAGGCGGCATACTCTGTAAAACACATAGATAAATATGATATTTTGTAAAGGCATGTTACACCTCCGCGAACGCTGCAATAGCGAGCGCTAGCACCTTACCGGTATCATAATTTTTTACAGCATTGCCGATGCTCTCAGCATTGTATCCGACATCCTTAAGCCCTGCCAGATCACCGCAAACACCATGATTTATGATTGCAAAATATCCGCCGTTTACATGCTCGCCGAATACAATCAGATAATTTGATCCGTTGCAATCAATGGATATTTCTTGCGCTGAGGCGTTATAAACGCCTATTATGCTAGATTTGTTCATTTTTTGCCCATCTCCTCAATAGCGATTGATGTATTGACGCCTAATCGCCTTGTTCTGGTGATTCCATCACCGCTTTTTAGCAAGACGGTTATCGTTTTGCCGGTTTTGCTCATAATGATGTCTACAACTTCGCTTTTATAGCCAAAGTTCCACACCACGACATCACCCTTAACCAGCATACCCGCTGGTTTAGCTTTCTGTGATGAGTATATCCCTTGTAATTTTACTGTTTTCATGATGTTGCCTCCATATCCTTGATAGCGCTAATCACTCGTTTAACGCTCCATCTAGCGTTATTTGTTAATTTCCTCTGCCATGCTCCATTTTTAGGTGACCACCGAAAGCCGTTTAATTTTAATATAGCTCTGATCTTATCGTCTGGCTTGCCGTCAAATATCAATTGCAACCGCATGATTTCTGCATTCTCAACTACTTTAAAATATTCTGTTTTGGTTTCTTCAGTACCTTTTTCTTTGATTTTGGAAAGTTCCTGAATCCGCTGCCTTGCTGCCTTGATTTTGTTATTGATATTGGTTAGCGAGAAACTCATGTGAGGCGCTCTTGATCCGTTGTATTCAGCAATATAACGATCCATCTTTTCAGCTTCTTCATCGCTGATTCCTTCACATCCGGCCATTGTTTTATTTTTTCTGTAATAGGCATTTTCCTGTTTCATTCTCGCCTGGTCTTCCAATAGACTTTCCAACTTGTCATTCAATTTTTCAATTGCCAATGGATCGCCGGCACAGATAACATCTGCGCCTGTTCCCAACTTTTCGAGTTTTGCAACGATAGGTGCAATTTTATCATCATAATATTTCCTGTGATTATCTCTTGCAATGTTCTGCTTCTCCTTTTTTCTGGTAGGAAAATTCGCAGGGCCGCATACCAGCATTGAGGGACATTGCATCTTAATGCTAAGCCCCTTATTAACATACTCAGCGTATTTTTTTGCAAATTTATTACACAAATAATCAATGTACTCATGTTTATCCTCTATTGTTCTTTTCTTTGCCTCTTGTCCTATTTCATATACTTCATCAACAACTTTTCTATAGCTTTCTGTTTCACTATTTGCAATATAATCATCCATTGAATGCATAGCCTTCGCTTGTCTTGCCATTTCCTCATTGATTTCATAATAGATTTTTTCCATTTTCTTTTCCTCCTGCTTTCGCTTCTGTCTTTGTCTGCCTGCCAGCACATGGCTGTGTTCTGCTGCTCTCTCCACAGGCATCAAAGTAAACGCAATTACAACATGGGTGTTTTACCGATTTCATCGTTTTATCAACTGCCATAATCTTAAGTTTTGCATTTGCATGCCCGTAATGCATAAAATTACGTTCTAGCAGTCTTCTGGCTTCCCAGTATGCGTAGTGCTCATTATCTGCATATATATCAAATTCAAACCGCCATACGCCAGTTTCGGGGTGAAAATCAGTAGCCATAAAGCTATACTTTTTTTTCATGATTTTTTTCCTCCTTGCCATTACTGACAAATTGTTATAAAATAGACCCAGAAGGTGGCTGTAGTGGGTTAACCTTCTTTTTTTATTATCTGGATCAATCTAGCAATAGCATTGATCAACAGCCGCAGCTCTTTGATAAGCTGTGTCATGGCACCACCTCCTTGTACAATGTCCGCACGTCCCGGGATTTTGTAACGGCTTTATACTAAGGATTTTTTGCCACCTACTGGATGTTGCAAGACAGGTGCATGATTCGTGGTCATCCGTGTTTTGTATCTCCTGCCTTGCACCTACATTATGCTATCCAGTCAACAACTTTTCACGAACTTTCGCATTTTTGGAATGACGAAAAACGCCTTAAATAAAGGGTTTCTGCAAAATATGTGTATACCCCCTATGCGGTGGTGAAAAGGGGGTGAGTAGGTGAAAAACTGTTCCGGCCTGCCACGCAACAGCGAAAATTTCATAAAAATTTGTACAAGAAAGCAGACCAGTCACCTAGCCTACTTTCTTCATTAAATACGATATATCTATTTATTATCCTCTAAAGATTTAATTACAGCATAGATTACTATAATGGTAAGACTTACTGTAATAGTAATACCAAGAAGATAAAGCGAATTTATGAATATTTCATGCAACATCATTATTCCACCTCCAGCATATGTCTAATCGCTGTATTGATACGATCATGATACGCCTGAGTGCTTATTCTGGCCTTATCCGCAAGCTTATACACGCTGATACAACGGCGGTATACGTTCAGCAGGGTTTCTTTCTGGTCTTTGGGCAGCCGGTCAAGACGGTAGTTTATTTTATGTGTTTTATCCAGTCCTTTAAACTTTTGCATCCAGCGTTTGGCCTCGATATCATGAGTAGCGATTTCTATGCTCAACTGCTCAAGATATGACCCTTTTGGGAAGCTCACCGAGCACCCGTTACCGTAGCTATCATAAGGCATTCCAGATACTTTGCATTCCTGTTCAAGCAGCATCTGTAGTTCAAGAGCACTATGCAATTCTTTCTGTTGCTGATCCTGTGCAAAATAATAGCACTCTAAGATTTTTTTCATGTAGCCGATTTCTTCCATTGTTATCTCTTTCATTCATTTTCCTCCTATGCTATAATTAGCAATAGGTTTATACATTGTTTTTGACTGCTTTTGCGAGGGGCAGTCTTTTTTTATTACTCCTGTGATGGAGCTTTTAATGCCTTGCCGCACTGAGAACAGTATTTTGGAAATGGTTTATTGAGCATACCATGATAATTCACTTCTCTAATTCCATTCCCACATGAAGGACATACATACATTTCAAGCATGATAGTCTTAAATTCATGCGGTCTATCGCCGTTATTCATAAACATATTTACTGGCTTTTTTTCTATCTTACATTCATCTGCAATTCTGTAATTCACATCAGTTATCGCCTTATAAATTGCTTTTTGCTTGCTCAATGGAAGGCTAAATCCATGCTTTATCTCAAGCAGTTTATGAATCACTGCCTTGCGTGACATTGTATTACTACTCATCACTTTTACCTTCGTATTCTGGATTCCAATACGCTGAGTTTTCTGCCAAAGCCATGTCAATAAGGTAGAAATCATTCTCATCATTCATCATAATGTCGATACTCCATTTACCTTCAAGCCATGCACGAGGCATATGCTCGATAACTAATTTTTCTACTTCGTCTACATGCTGTTTAAAGTATTTATTTAACTGTGCTTCAGCATTTGCAAATACAGCCTTATCTTCTGCGCTTAAATGTTCTTTACAGTATTGATAATCCCAGTAATTCACTGTATACAACAACTGGTGCTTATCAAAATCATAGAAAACTCTAAACTCTGGGCGAAGAACCATACCATTATATATTTCTCCAAAGTTTAATTTCGGATTAATATACTCTCTCAACACAACTTCATTAAATCCTTCTGCTCCAACGAGAAGTCCTGTATAATTTATATTTTCTAATTTCTTTGACACATCCTTCAAAGGTACAAAATCAATAATATGGCAGTCAGAAAATGTAAATTTATTTGAAAACACAGCATTTTTAATAAAGATTTCATCACTCTTTCTGTTTTTAATATGAAAGAAATCATCAAGCAATGGAATCAATATTTTTCGGCAGAATTCTTCTCTCTTTGCATTCATATCTTTGTCTTCACCATAGAAATATCCAATATATTTACTTACATCGTCATATGTAAACTGATAATAAACACTTGCTGGCATTTTTAAACCGCAATCCTTAATTCTTTCATACCAATAACTAAAATTGTTTGGATTACATACCATTCTGAGCCATGTATCATATGCCATAACATTATCTGGAGGGAATTTAATTTCAGGCAATTTAATCATACTCTCACCACCTTATACTCATCCGGCGCAATAGATATCTGCTGCCTTTTTACCTCAATCACATGCCGGTAATTATCGTTCGGCCTATACTTCCCTGCTATTGTTTCGACAACTTCATATACCCTACCTTTAATCGGTCGCAAGTTCTCCGATATATCGGTTAAATTCTTGGCTATTCTAATTAACATCCTACCTTATCTTTCCTCTCTTTCGCTGCTTTTCCATCCCTTTTGATCAAGGTATCAAGCTGCTTTTGCATGTCCATCATGATTCCTGTATTAATCTCTTTCTGTTGCTGCATGCCTGCCAGAAGAGCGTAATATATCATCTGCTCCACATAATCCATAAGTTGATTTTTACAGACCGTGCCAACCTTAAATGACAGTAGATCATCCAACTTCTTTTCAATTCCATACACCGCCGATATATAATGCTCAACACTTTTTGGCACTTCCAGATTTAATTCTCTTGCTGCTCCTTTTTCAATTTCACACACTAATTATCACCTTGTTTTGATTCATATGGTTCAGGAAGTGGCATCCAAGCGTTGACTTCTCCACTATCTACCCACAACATAAATCCATTGCCACTGATATAATCAACACTTGCTATAAATCCATCATCAAATGAACATAAGTACAATCCATCTTCTTCAGGCAGTCTTTCTTCAACCGGTATCCATCGGCTCTGTTGCTGTAACTGCTCGGCTAAGGCCATCACATTGCAAAATGATTCGTCACTTACGCTCCAATTGTGGTAAAGCATATGGATATAGCTTATAAGCTCATCCTTTTTAAGTGACTTTAGAGTGCTGTCACTATGCAATTTAAAGTGTTTAAATCCGTCAGTATTCATCACTGCACCTCCCTCATGCAAATCTTCAAATTTTAGAGGTGGGTTGTCAAAATGTTCTTCGATCAACTTCTGCAGATCAGAATACTGCTTTTCGTCACAATAATCTCCATCCATTTTCACACTTGCTAACGCATATAAATATTCATCTTTAGTCATTGCATATCCCTCCTAAAATGGTAGATCATCACTGGCAATATCCAGTGTATCGCTGCTTGTAAAGTCATTGGAGTAGGACTGGGAGCTGCTGT